TTAAATATTAACAAATCGCAAACTACTAAATCAGAATCACTTATGAAAACACAACACGGAGTACAAAGTGGAAATAAACGCAAGTGGGTTGCGGTTATCCAGTAGTTACCCGCAAGGCTGGAAAGCCCTCGGACAATCAAGCACTTTCGGTTTTTGGCAAACGCTAAATGCAACCCATCAAAAACCAAAAGAGCTTGATTTTTTGCCAACGCAGCATGATATCAATAAAAATGAAAGAATATGGATTATAGTAAACAAAATGACAAAACAATTCCTGTTAAGGCAAATGGAACAATACTTCAAATATTCATTGAAGATATTACTCATATAGATAATTATGATAAACTATTTTTGTTGTATTTAAATAATGAGAGTGAGCCATTAGTATTAAACATGACCCTCATCGAACTCGAAAATCAATTGAAAGAATTCAGTTTTGTTCGAATAAACAGAAATACTATAGTAAATTTGAGATATTTTTATAAAATTAATACCAAAGGGAAAAGATGTTTTTTCATGAAAAATGACAAAATTATGACTGTTTCAAGACGAAAATGGTGTACATTTAAAGAAAAAGTAGGAAAATGATTGACCGCTCAAATGTTAAAAGCGACCGTTCATATGTAAGAATCGACCACCCAGAAACAAATATAGACCATTCATGTATTTTGTGTTTTATGATCAAAATGATGTATGAAATTTATAGCTCAAAAATATAATTAATATTTTGGAAAAAGTGATCAGGGTGACGCCACTATAAATGCAGCCCACAATTTTTAATTTTAATTATTATGAGTAAAAAAGAATTAGCCGAAAAGCTTGGTTTTGATTTTGATGAAGTCAAAGGTATTCTAAGCGAAGACACTTTGAAATCAATGGAAAAACTAAATACCATTAAAGGTGGTATTCAGGGAGGCTGTGCCCCAACATTTAATTCTCAATGCTTTTGCACTCCTGATCCTCCTCCTTTGCAATTAGTGTGTGATTTGCAATGTGCATGTATACCACCATTACCTCAAGATCAATTCTGTTAATTTTTAAAAAATAACCTTACCATAAATAACCTTTTTTATGGTAAGGTTTAATTAGAAAACACATGAAAAATAGCAAATACAATATCATAGTTCCGATAGATAATCAAATAGTATTATTTAATACATTTATATAATACTCCCCAAAAATAGGACATAAAGTTAAATAAGTAAATAGTATTTTTAAAAATTTAAAATTATGTCAAAAACACGAAGAAAATTTAGTAAAGAATTTAAGGCTAAAGTTGTATTGGAGGCCTTAAAAGAGCGAGAAACGATAGAATCTTTAGCAAAGAAGTTTGAATTGCAGCCAGCGCAAATATCGCTATGGAAAAGTCAGGCCATGAGCAATTTCAGTGAATTATTCTCTCAGGAGAAGTCAACTGCCAAAGAGGAGACCGTAGATGTTCAGCAGCTTTATGCTCGAATAGGGAAGTTGGAAATACAGAATGATTTTCTAAAAAAAAAGCTAATGTGATGGGGCGTAAAGTTAGGATGAAAATGATTGAAAAAGGACATCCGAAACTCAGTATTAAGGAACAATGTGAGCTTTTGTCCATTCATAGAAGTGGTTTTTATTATCAACCAGCCCAAGAAAGCGCAATGAATTTAGAGATTATGCAGACACTTGATAAACTGTATTTTACAGTTCCGTTTTATGGTGTGTTGCGACTTAGAGAAGAGCTTCGCAAGCATGGTTTTGAGCTAAATCATAAGCGTATTCGCAGGTTGATGAAAATGATTAATTGGCGCACCATCTATAGAGAACCACGAACAACAGTAATTAATAAGGCGGATTACAAATATCCTTATTTACTACGCAATTTAAAGGTTGAGCGAGTGAATCAAGTTTGGGCAATGGATATTACATACATACCAATGAAAAGAGGATTTATGTATTTAACTGCCATTATTGATTTGCATAGTAGGTATGTGGTCAACTGGTCCATTTCCAATACTATGACCACAGAATGGTGTGTAGAAGTATTACAACAAGCCATTGAAATGCATGGAAAACCCGAGATATTTAATACCGATCAAGGGAGTCAATTTACCGCAGAAAAGTTTATCAACACATTGAAATCTAATGAAATAGAAATATCAATGGACGGTAAAGGAAGAGCCCTAGATAATATTTTTATTGAAAGACTTTGGCGAACTGTGAAGTATGAAAATATCTACTTAAACATCTATGAAAATGGAGTAGATTTGTATCGAGGATTAAATCAATACTTTGAGTTTTACAATTCAGACCGTAAACATCAATCATTGAACTATGAAACACCAGGAAGTAGGTACAAAAGAGTTGCATAAAACGAGATTAACTTTTTTAGACCAAAGCTTCGCAGGTCTAAAAGTTAATTCCCGTTTTATTCCAAGTCCTGAGATATTGCCTAAGAATGTTAAGAATTCTGTCCTAAGATTGGGGAGTAGTATACCGTGGCTACTCCCTGCATAATCATTCCAACTATGGCATCGGTATTGGCTGAGCGCCTTCCAAGGCCTGATTCTTTGGTAATTCTTAAATCTGGTAACATTATTATTTAAGGGTTTGGGGTTTAGTAACTTTTTTTACTTTTTTTGAAGCTACAGGAGCTTTTGGAGCTTCAGGAGCTTTTGGAGCTTTAGGAGCTTCAGCTTTTTTTAATATGCTTCTATCAAAGGTTTCCGCCTTGCCGCCACAAATGGTGGTATGAAAATTAGCGGGGTTTGTGTCCAAAAATATATTACCATCGTCTGTAATATATACTTTTTCTACCTCTTTATGCCGACTTAAATAGTCAGCGGCTATTTCGTTTTTTTTCATTTCTGTTGATTTTTTTTGGTTGGTATTAACAACCATTTTTCCGCAATACTGCCTGTAATTTTTTCAACTGAGCGGCCAATTATATAACCTCCCATGCCTATTTCTAATAAATCCCAAAATTTCTCTGGAAGCCCCGATTTTGGAAGTGAGAATAAGCTTGACACAAAGTATTCATATACCACTATGCCAGCAAAGGACAGCATTACTATTGGTCTCCAATTACGCTGAAGCTTAGTGCCTCCCATTTCAGTTTTAATTACATCCGACTGTTGGGTGGTAAGGTCTGTGGCTAACTTCGCCGTTACTTCCATAAGCTGTTTTTTAAGCTCTAGGCGTTCCTCATCGTTGGTAACTATATTATCAACAATTCCATTAATTGCATTACCCGCCTCTTTGATTGTGCCTCCACCTATCAAGTCAAATAACTTCATCATTTACTCCTTTTTTTAATTTGGTTAACTACTACGTCCCATAGAGTCTTTGATATTAAGCCAGCAAATCCGCCAACTATACCAAGTAGTAGTGCTTCCGCTACATTACTTATACCTATTACTCCAGTTGTCATCCCCATGACACTGCAGAGAATTCCTCCAGCCGATGAGTATAGTTTATCCATGTTATGTTTTAAATTTGTTTTAAAAAAAAGCCGGATGAGCTACAGAGCCGGCTTCTCCCCATTTAACCAATATTTAATTATGAAAAAAACTACACTACTTTTGCACTAACAATTGCTCCAAATCCTTCCCACTTTTTTGGAAGTGTTATATGCCATTGGCGAAATCCTATAACTGAGCGCCGATAGATTGGATCTGCTCCACTCTCGCTATAGTACATCTTTGTCTCTCCTGTGGCTTGGAAGGTTCTGGCTGTATAAAAGAATACTGAAGCCACCTGATCATTAGCTGCATCGGCAGCTGCTCCGTATGCTTTTTTGGTAAGTACAGTTGATACAACTGTATATATGGGGGCAGTTGTGTACTCATGTATTTCAAAGCCATAGATATATGGTATCTTACCATTGGCGGTGTCTACGTTATACTGGTTAGCAAACTTTTCATCTGTGGCCAATAGGTCGGCTATATGCTCATTACAAAGTACGGCCACTCTTACTCCCTTTAATTTTGGAACTTTCAAGTCGTCGAATTTCTTTTTCATAGTTCTCAAATCGGCCATAGTCATTACTTTTCTGGCTTGCGTTTCTCCATTGGAAACTCCTGTGCTTAGAATTACTGGCGTGCTTGCTCCATTAGTGGTTGGCGCAAGGCTATGAAGTGCCATATTAGCTTCGCCCTCACTCAATACTTCCTTATGTACCTCAAGTACACTTCCAAGTTTATCGTAGCTTATCGAGTATAATTCATCATCAGTAATACTTGTATTTTCGGTCTCAAACTTATACAAACTAATGGCTACATCTGAGTCGGTACGACTAGCAATACTAATAGGATAAGTACTATTATTGATAAGAACCGCTGGATCTGCGCCAACGTCAACCATGTGAATGACATTATTATTTACTAAATCATTTCGACTCGCTATCTTGGCCAAAAAGGTAGGCATCTCTCGAAGCTTCTTAATCAACTCACCTGTCCATACTTCTACTAGTACTCCCACTCCCATACTTCCTGCTGGTATTTGATTAGGTATAAACGACAGCGTAAACGCTCCCACCCCTACCGCTAACGGGCTAAATCCAGTGGCCGAACCAACCACACTCCCAACAAACATGCTGAACACTAACGACAGCATCAACGTCATAATAAATTTTGCTTTCATTGCTTTTCTTTGTTTTTCGTTTAATACTAAATATTTACTCCGTACTCAGCTGCATACAACTTCTTGTACTCGCCTTCATTTTCAAGCTTGAATTTTTCGAGCTCTTTTCTTCCTAACTTTACCAAGTCTGCAAAGGTTTTTACTTCACCGGCTTCACCTTCTGGCTTAGCGGCTCTTGGTTTAATTATTTGACCTGGTTTAATTGAGGTCATACTTTCAATTACGGCACTTGTGGCCTCGTAATTGGCAGTGGCAAGGGTCATAAAATGTTCCTTCTTATCTGCAGTAAATTTTCCTAAAGCTATTGCTCCATCAACCAATGCCACCACTTTGGCTTTTTTGAGGTCTCCCAACGCCGTTTGAGCGCTGTTTAAACTGTTTTGCAGCTCGGTAGTTTTTGTCGCCTGAGTTTGCAACTCGGCAATCTTGTTCAGAATCTCGGCTTCTGTGGCCGACTCGGTTAATCCGAGCTTTACGGATACAATGTTCATGTTGTTTTGATTTTGGATTTCTTGTTTCTTTTCGAGGGCGGGCAACAAACTAAAACTCATTTCCTCAGTAATTGGCTCATAATTTTCATCATACAACCTCAAGGCTTCACTGTGCCGGCCTATATCTACCAAACTGGCTTCTACCATCTCCCATTTGGTAATGGTTGGACGGGTTTGACCAGGCAATAAATACTTTGGATCGTCACTCACTTCTATCACTCGTATTCCTATACTGGCCATGCGAATGATTTCTTGATCAACTTTGTCTTGTATTTTAATCGCAAATTCATCCTTGGTATCCAACACAGGCAATGCCAATATATCATCACCTTTTACTTCGATATCTACCCATTTGCCTATTGGCAATGGATCTTTATCGTCATAATAGCGACGGTGCATCCACAAACAAATTGGATTAGTTTTGAAGCGCGTTAAATCTCCTCCTTTTGTAAGGACTCTGAAGCCATCTACATTTAAATTTGAATTGGTTAATCTGAATTTTGCCATCGATTTTCAATTGATTAGGCTGCAAATAAAACCCATATTTTTACCTTGCGCAAATCGTATATATATAATAACCTATTATCGATGTATTATATATCTAAATCTGGTTATTATATTTTGTGCATTTTTTTTAAACAGACTCAATCTTATGATATTTGCACAAATAAATTAAATATTGACAATGACCGCAAAACAAAATATGCTGCAAAAGAAAGAATTAGCAAAAATTCTTTACCTAAATGGCCAACTACAAAAGGATATCTGCGATAGAGTGGTAATAACCCCAAAAACACTCCAAAACTGGATTGAAAATAACGGTTGGAAGGAAATTAGAGCCGCAAAAACTGTTACTCGACCAGAATTAGTTAATAAGATCTTATCCAAAATTGCTCTAATGCTCGATGAGGCCATCGACACCGATGATATGAGCGGGCTGGGTGATAAACTATCTAAAATGGCCGGGGCTATTGAGAAGCTTGACAAAAAAGCCAACGTGGTGGACGATATTGAGGTTTTTATGCAGTTCAACTTATGGATTCAACACCGTATGCAGGTTGACCCTGATTTGACCAACGATATTGCTAAGTCTATCAATCACTTTCAAGATTTATATATTAACGAACGCATCTCCCAAAAATAACGCTTATGACACCTAAAGATTTTGTGACCAAATTCAAGCCCTTTGCTCTTATTACCGAGCAAAAAACAGGTATTAGCGCCGTCGCCATTTTAGCTCAGGCCGCCGTGGAATCGGGTTGGGGAAAATACACTCCTGCTAATATGTTTTTTGGAATCAAAGATACCGACGGGCTAAATGGAAATGAGCAGCTCATACTTACTACCGAGTACTCGCGCAGCGCCACCGACTTTAAAAAAAATAAAATCGTAAGCGTTACTCCAGTAATGATTAAGGGCGAAAAGTATTTCAAATACAAGCTTTACGCTTATTTCCGTAAATATTCCTCTCCTGAAGAAAGCTTCACCGATCATGCTAATTTCTTCCTTAAAAACAAAAGATACAGTGCCGCCATTGCTGTGGGTTCTGACCCTATTAAATTTACCCACGAACTGGTTAGGGCTAAATATGCTACTGGTGTCAACTACCTCAAATTAATGCTTCAAGTTATTCAAATTATACAAAGATATTTCTAATGAGTAATATAGATATAGCCTTTAAAAAATGGCAGGACCACTGCAAAAATATTCAGGAAAAAACAACCGTTAACTTTTCCGAATCGCCAGCGGATAAACACGCTCGTATTTATAAGGCTCGTAAAAACTATGCTTTTTTTGTAAGCTACTATTTCCCTCACTTCGCCAATGTGCCCTCAGCTAAATTCCATATTGAGGCCGCAAATAAAATACTGGCCACCAGAAACCTAAAGGCCGTTTTTAAATGGGCTCGTGGGCATGCTAAATCTACTCACATGGGCGTTATGATTCCTATGTGGCTCAAAATTCAAGAACCCCGCGAAATTAATGTTATGCTTTTGGCCTCCAAGTCTGAGGATGCCGCCACCAGGTTACTGGGTGACCTGCAGGCTGAGTTTGGTCACAACCAACGATACATCCATGACTTTGGTATTCAGTTTAACCATGGCAACTGGATGGACGGCGAATTTCACACTCAGGACGGTTGCATGTTTATGGCCATTGGTCGCAGCCAATCCCCTCGTGGTATCAAAGAGAGAGGCAAACGCCCCGATTATATCATTATCGACGATATCGACGACGACGAACTTGTCGAAAACGAAAAACGTGTCCGTAAGGCCACCGACTGGTGTATCGAAGCTCTTGGCGGTTCTATGGATATGTGGCGCGGACGTTTCATCGTTGTAGGAAACCAAATTGCAAAATTTTGCATCCTTTCCAGCATAGCCCAACGCCCTGACGTTTTCACCACTCGCGTTGATGCACTCAACAAAAAAGGCACTCCTTCCTGGAGTGAGAAATATACCAAAGAGGAAATTCAAAAAGTACGTGAATTCATGGGCGAACGCCGCTTCCAAAAAGAGTATATGAATAACCCTGTCAACGAGGGTGCCGTATTTAAACACGACTGGATTAAATGGGGCAAAATGCTTAAATTAATAAACTACGACCATTTAATTGCTTATTGCGACCCTTCTTTTAAGGGTACAACCAAAAACGACTATAAAGCAATAAAAGTATGGGGCAAAGCTGGTACCCAATTGCACCACCTGAAAGCATTCGTGCGCCAATGTTCCGTAAGTTCTATGGTTAAATGGTGGTACGACTTTCACGAATCACTCCCTGAAGGTGTTATTTGCGATTATTACATCGAGGCTACTTTCTATCAGGATATCATTTTAGATGAGTTTGAATCCGAGGCTAAGCTCCGAGGCTACCAACTCCCTATCCGGCCTGATAATAGAAAAAAACCTGATAAATTTCAACGCATCGAAGGCATTAGTCCTCTATGGGAACGCGGATTCGTTTACTATAATATCTTGGAACAAAACGACCCCGATATGCTGCGAGGTATCGAACAAACTTTGTCCATCGAAAAAGGTAGCCGCGTGGCCGACGATGCTCCAGACGCCGATGAGGGAGCAATTTACCTTATGCAAAAAAGAACTCGTATCGAAAATTTTAAACCCGAGCTGGGCAAACGCTCTTCTCCTTATTCAAACTATTAAGACATGTTAACAATTGAAGATTTTAACGTCATTATCGACGACGCACAACTTAAGCTTGTTCAAAGCTGCGAACCCTCGCTTAGAAATACTGCAGAGGAAATGGCAGTGGCTCAAATGAAATCGTATTTAGTTGCTCGCTTCGATGTGGATGCCATATTTTCCACCACTGGCACCGAACGTAACCAAGCTATTGTTATGTACCTCGCCGACATAACGCTCTACCACTTATTCGCTAAGCTCCCTCAGCGTATGGGTATGGAAATACGCCAAATTCGCTACGATATGGCCATCGCTTGGCTCGAAAAGGTGGCCGCCGTTAAAGTTACCCCTGACTTGCCTCTTAGAGTTATCTCTAGTACTTATCCTGGTTCCATCCTTTTTGGTTCTGATACCCCTAACAATTATAACTGGTAAACAATGAAACTTTTCAATTTCAATAAAAAAAACGAGAGTGCTCCCATCACCGATGCCGGTGGTAATGTTTATTTCCGCGACCAGCAAATTCAAAAGGAAATTAAAAGCATGCTCATCGACTTAGCTATTAAAACCAAACAATTAACGGCTAAAGATGTGGCCAAGTGGCGCACCGCTTGGCAGCAAGCTATTAATGTCGAAAATCCAAAACGCAACCAATTATTGCTTATTTACGACGATGCCGTTATCGACAACCACCTCAGCGGTGCCATTAGCATTCGCAAAATTGAAACCATGGCCATGAGCTTTAAAATTGTGGATAAAAATGGAAATGAAAAACCCGAATTATCGGAGCTCTTCGAAGCTAAATGGTTCAAAGATTTCATTAGCTTTTCCCTCGATTCCATTTTCTATGGTCACTCGCTCATTCAATTTGGAAACCGTATTGACACCCCTAAACTTGGCTTCTCCAATGTAGAGCTTATACCTCGTGAGCACGTAATACCAGATTATAATGTATTCGTAAAGGACAGCTCCGACGACTACAAAAAAGGTCTCGATTACACAACGCCCCCGTACAATCAATGGTGCATTGCTGTGGGTGATCGTAAAAATTTAGGCTTACTGCTTAAAGTTTCGCCTCAAACCATTTCTAAGAAAAACATGATGGCCTTTTGGGATAAGTTTGGCGAAATATTCGGCATGCCCATTCGCGTGGCCACCACCAATAGTCGCGACCCTAAAGATCGCTCCGATATCACTTCTATGCTGCAGGGTATGGGTAGCGCCGCATGGGGCTTATTCCCTGAGGGCAGCGACATTAAAATTATAGAAAGCCAACGTGGTGATGCCTTCAATGTGTACGACAAACGTATTGATCGAGCCAACAGCGAAATCTCTAAGGCAGTGCTGGGAGTTACCATGACCATGGATAACGGAAGCTCCCAAAGTCAATCTCTCGTCCATGAACGCATTCAGGACAACCTCTTTTGGGGCGATAAAGACTTCATTCGCGATGTGGTCAATAACCAGTTATTCCCTTTCCTTATCACCCACGGATTCCCGCTTAACGAACTGCGCTTCGACTGGGACGAGAGTACCGAATACACTCCCGAACAGCAGCTCGCTATCGATACATTCCTCGCTACTTATTGCGATGTGGATCCTACTTACTTCGCCGAGCGGTACAATGCTCCTGTCAAAGGCATGAAGCAAGCTCAACAGCAGCAATTGCCTGCCAAACAGCATTTCGATTTTTTTTAAATAGCCCCTCTCCTCTAATAGGACGAGACGGGGCGTTGCAGATTAACCTTAGCGCTATGTATAACCATAGCTGCCCATTCTGTGGGGGCTCGTCTGTTGAATCTTTTTCTATTTCCGAAGCTGAGTTAAACGATTTGGTTGATAAACTCACAAAGTCGCTGCACGAAGGGGGTAATCAGCAATTCGATAAAAAGATGATTCAGTTTACTGCCGATAAGTTGCTCATGGGAATGATGACTGGCTATGGTAAAGATTTTACTAATGTCGACTTTAATTCTCCTGATTGGAAAATGCTTGAGCATATCGAAAACAATGTGTATCAATTTTCGGCTGCAAAAAACTTTCAACAGCTCAAACAAATGACTAGCTTGTTGATGGATAACGGCAAATTACGCACTTTCTCCGAATACAAAAAGCAAGTACAAAACTTGAATGTTAAATTCAATAAAACGTGGCTAAAAACAGAATACGACCTCGCTATTGCAGGCGGGCAAATGGCTAGTAAATGGGTGGAATTCTCACCCGATGCGATGCTCAAATATTCTACAGCAGGAGATGCCAGAGTGCGTGATAGTCATGCAGAACTTGATGGAATCAAGAGACCGAGGAATGACGATTTTTGGGCGACGCATTATCCCCCAAATGGATTTAATTGCCGTTGCAACGTTATTTCAACAGCATCTAAAGAGGCTACCGACACAAATAAAATTCCTTCCATTACCATTATGCCAATGTTTAAAACCAATTTGGCTGCCAATGGCTTGGTATTTCCTAAGGACCATCCTTATTTTATAGGAAATCCTTCAACTGAAATAAATAAAGTAGCAACTGAAATTTTGAGCGAGAATAAATCTGACCGTTTCGATTTAAGTAGCTATTTCAATTCAAAAGGAAAAATTAACAGTAGTGGAATTTCAGATTTAATTCTAAAACTTACATCAACCTATGGTGATGGAAAAACTATTACAAAAGTAAAATTTGTAAATGCTGATTACTTTATGGCTAATAGTAGGGTTATTTCAGACAAGACAGGAAAAAGAGTTGGAAAATCAAATTCACTACATATTTCAAACAAAGAAATAAAAGGGTGGAGCGCAGGAAAGAGCTTGGTAGAAGCATTTGAACTTATCCACGCAGGAAAAGGAAATTCTCTCAATTTTCATCAAGAATATGCTATTGAATCTCTTTGGCACGAAATCAATCATTCAAAGGCTGTTGGTTGGAAAAGTGTAAAATTCAAAACAATTGGAAGAACGGGTATAATGGAAACCATTAACCAGTACTACTCTCGTCAAACGTATCATACATTTTTAGAGCAATTAGGGGGTAAAGCCACTAATCAAAATCAAGTAAAAGAAAGTGGAATGGGTTATACTGCTCGTCTCAATAATTTCAATGCTTTAGTAAAGCATCATAATATCAATTCTGATGAATTAACTCAAAAATTAAAACCGATTTTATTTGATGATCACTACGAAAATATTGGAAGAAATACCGAAAGTATCTTAAAAGATATGGGGGTCAAAAATGCGGATGATTTGATAAAAATAATGGGAGAAAATAGTAATGAATTTAATAAACATTTACTATGAAGGTAGTTGCACATTATAAGAACCTCTCTGGTACTCTTCCCAAAATTCTGGAATATGGGCTACAACTCGTTTTACGTTTTCTTCATCTCCTCTGTCGGAAAATATACCACATAAAGATATCCAATCATTTCCGCGCTCTTCACAAAAAGCAAGATGACGCTCCTTTGTGCCTAAACTATAAGCAGAAATTTCTTCCGGACTCGGATTGTGGTCATATATGGTTTCAACTTTCATGGGCACAAATATAATATAAAAACAATCGAAAAACCAAATAAAAAATGAAATCAGAAGTGGAATTCTTGAATACAAAAAGTGAAACTAAAAACTTACGCTACACATGGGGTTTCTTACCGATGCGATCTCTTTTAGTTTTACTTTCAAAACATTGCAAAGATAATATTATTATTAACCAAAATGCAAATAAATAATGCAAATAATTCAAAAAGGTCTTAGCCTTAAGCAAATTGCCTCAAACATACGCTCCAAAATGGCATCTACCATTCCGCAGCTTATGAAGGATATGGCTCTGGAGCATTTCGATAATTCGTTCCGCAATCAGGGTTTCACCGATATCGGCTTTCAGCCCTGGAAACCTCGCAAAGCCGAAAAGCGGGTCGTGTTCCTCGGCTCAAGAAAACGTGCCAGAGGCAAAGACTCCGCCGCCAACCGCGCCATTCTTATCCGTTCTGGCCGCCTACGCCGCAGCATTAAAGCTCGTATGGCCGGCAAGAGTATTATCTTCAGCTCCGACTTGCCTTATGCCCAAATTCATAATGAGGGTGGTCGTGCAGGGCGTAAGCTATCGGCTAAAATCCCTCGCCGCCGCTTCGCTGGACGTTCCGCCATGCTCGAAGCCGATATTCGCCGTATGATCTCCCGCGAACTCAACGCCGCAACCACATAACTCTTAACTTTTATTCCGATAACTATCGGAATTTAACTTTTAACTTAAATGAGACTTAAACTTTTAACTTTTAACTTTTAACTTTTAACTTTTAACTTTTAACTTTTAACTTTTAACTTTTAACTTTTAACTTTTAACTTACATGAGACTGAAACTATACAACGACCTTAAATACTACCTCCTTCATCTCGAGGACAACGGCAACCGCATTTTTGCCCATGCCGATCTGTGGAACGACCAACTCAGATTTATTGAAGAGGAAATCCCATTTACAACTCCTGCAGTATTTATTGAGTTTAATGCTATTGATTGGACCCAGCGCAACAATGCGCAGCAAGAGGCTAATGTCTTTGTGGTTTTGCACCTTGTAACTAACGATCCTCTTTTGGCGCTGGCTCTGAGCGAGCCACTGCACTATCATATGGCAAGATTCTCTACCTCTTATACCAACAGACCCATTCGCTCAACTTCCACCACCGACCACAACCACGCCCAACTCATCGACGACCAAAATGGATTTTATATTTATGCCCTCGATGAGTCAGGCAGTAAACTTGCAAGCTCTAAGTTATTATTTCCTAATATTATTAATCTGTTAACTCAAAAATCATGAAACGAATACCCAACACCAACCTCTTCCTCCCCGACACACAGACCCCTGAGGTAATCGACCTCGATGCCCTCATTGCACAACGCAACGAACTCATTAGCCGCCAAGCCATGTCCGAACCCACCGACGAGGAACTGATTGCCTATGGCAAGATGATGCACCCATACTTTTCTGACGCTATGACGCTGCAAATGCAGATTGATAATTTGAATAGTCAGATTGATGAACTTGAAAATATAGTGTAGTTATGGCTGTACGCGTTTATAAATTTCGTAAACCTATAATTGATGTTGTTCTAACTCCAGGAGGAACTCTTGTAGCAAATACTAAATATTATATATGTGGATTTTTTCAAAGAGCACGCACTTATATTAATGTCACAAGCCCATTTTCGAATATAGTTGAGTTAACCACTGATAGTGTTAATAAATCTTTTACGATTAACTGGAAGTCTGAAATTGAAATTCAATCATTTTCAGATGGTGGTTCTGGCAAATTAAAAGTAAATGCTATTAACCATTGTATAACATCTGGCAATACTATTATAATTAATAACGGCATCTATGCAGGAACTTATACTGTTAATACATGGTTGGACTATAATTCGTTTTTAATTACAAAGCAATATGTGTCTAGTTATTCATCGCTTATGACGATAACTACTACACATAATACTATGAATGGTATTATATTTTATGTTAGCGCTCAAGCGCCATTTTCTGGAGACCCTAATTTAGGTACATGGATAGGTACTATAAATAATTTTTCCCATTATCCATGGAATATTGGTTTTACTATTTCTCCATCTATTATTTCTGCACCATGTCTGGTACTTTTTTATGGAGCGCAAGTTCAGATACAAGGAACTTTATACAGACCACCCAAATGGAATAAAGTTATGGAAAAAGGAAATATATGGCTTGATTGCACAGGTGAAGCAACCGTTTTAAAAATAGAAAACGCCTTAATTGATTCTGATTCAGTGGATGTTTCATATGTAAAAAATGAAACGTTTTTATTGTATGGTATTCTTGTTAGTATAGGTACACTAACATTAACAGATTTAAATATCATCAACTATTGTGGTATGATTGGAGGAGCTAGTACGGATTCGCAATTAACCTTTTTGCGTTGCAATTTGCAATTTTTACAAATGCATTATGGTGCCTATATAATTGGTACGGCTAATTATTGCAATTTTCAATTTTTACAAGGAAGTTATAGAAATGGGACCGTATATAGTTTTCCTTCTGGAAATTTTAATTCTTTCAATTCACCAAATGGACTTGGAGCTGAAGGAATTAAAGCCGACACAACAGTAAATAATATGTCTTTGTCTTGTAATAACTCTTCATGGCTTATGGATTTTAGTAAGAGTCGGTTAAAATATATTAATTGCACAGTTTATAATGGAACAATAACAATATATTATTTTTATAAAATTCTTCCCACTGACAGAGTAATACAAGGTTGCACCATATTTGCTCCATCAACCATTGATATACAATTTGTGTCATCCGATGCTGGCTGGACAAATGAAGTACATCTTCAGAACATTAATACGACCAGAGCATTAAATAGAAAGGTCGTTAATTATCCATATTTTTGTCCTGCTAAATTGTTTTTTCATCGAACTGGAAGATGCTATATTTTAGATATAAATAAGGTTACAATAAGTGAAGCTTCCGTTAATTTTGTTGACGAGTATGGCAACAATTATAGTTATACCACTAATAATAGTGGTTATATTGATTTTGAAATATTGGAGCAAATATCCTTCAAAACAAATAATACTGCAGGTATCGCTACTAACGTGTATTATGAAGATTATAACATTACAATTGAAAAATCAGGATATACATCCCATATATCTAAAATCACAGTTAAAAACGAAATTATTATTATCCTAAAACCCATCCCAACCCCCAAACTCTTCACCCGCATTTTAAACCTCTTTGCATCCAAATCAAACCAAACTCCAATTGCTGAAGCTGCAATCCAACTCAACCAAACACAAGGTCAAACTTCTGAACTTGGCACGGCTCAATTCTCATCCAACCGGAAGTTAGTCACCAATGCAGATTTATCTATAGATGAAATGGTAGAAGTTTCACCAGGTGTTTGGCAGCCCGCTAACTTGTTTGATGAATTAGGTATTGTGGTGCCACTGGATCCGCCGGTGTTCATCCAACAGAATATTAAGGCCACCATCTCCGACCCCGAGCATATCACGGCAAAAATTAACAATTCACAAACCCTTAAAGCTACCATATCATGAACGACATCCGCAAAGGCACCACCGCCACCAGAACCATAACCCTCACCACTGCTTCAGGAGAAGCTTTCAACCTTACTGGCTTCACGGCTCAGTTACTTATTCTACCCGATATGGAGGCCACCACGGCATCTAAAACCATCAATGGGTCTATTGAAGCTCCAACTACGGGCATAGTGCTATTAGAGCTCTCCAGCTCCGACACCAACCTGCCCGAAGGTAAATACTATTACGACCTCGTGCTCACTCGGCCGCTGAGCGAAGCCGAAGCGCCCATCGTGCACAAGCCTCTGCGTGGCGAGTTCAAAATCATTGCCTAACCATTTTCCCGATGTCGGGAAATTGGTACATAAAAAAGCCCCCGTCTCGTCATATTAGACGAGACGGGGGCTTTTGGTTTTTATGCTGGCTTTACTCTGTAACGGTATTTGCCTTTAATTCATCCTTTAAATTGCCAATATTTATGGCCGGTAGGTTAATTGTTTCAAATCCCGACAATGCAGTCAATGCCGCAATGTATGACCTTACATAGGGGTAAATAATCGCTGGCGCATTTACATAAAAATAGTTTTCAAGATTTTCAGTTTTAACAACATTTAAAAACTCAAAGTTACCCACTACATTAACATTAACCTCAAAATTATTATTTATATCTTTTATCTCTATCTTTAAAATAAGCTTAAATAATTTTTCGGCAGATATTACTCCTGAAGGACTAATTTTAAACTTAAGCTCCAACCCATTTAAGGGTATATCTGCCCTAACTATCTTACTTTCTAGCACATAAAAGCCAGCAAATTTAAAAGGCGAATTTTCTTTCACTTCCATTTTATTTTGGTTTAAGCCGCTAAAGCGTAGTTATCACTTCCACATTCAAAGAGGTCATTCTTTGGCACTTCAAATGAGGCAATAAGCTGTGGATTTATGTTTTTGGGCTGAACATTCATAAATCCCATCAACTCTAATTCAGGTTCTGGGACTCCCAATGAATCAAATTCATTGATAAACAGAAGGCTCTCTTGAAAGTTCATATCAATATAATCGCAAATGATATTTACCCTTTCATTTTCAAAATCCTTATCGCCCTCAACCAAGTCAAACGGACTATATTCTATCACATGACTTCTATCCAAAGCATCAAATTGATACTTAAAGTTAAAGCTTGGAAATTGCTCATGAAGTTCTTTAATTACTCTTGTTATATATATTTTAGAGTTCATTTTAAATTTTTTTTAAAAGCTGATTTATAGTTTCTACCTTGCCAATGGCATCATTTGCCTCGTGCTCAAATACCTCAAATTCATCATATATGGCGTTCTTTCGTTTACGTTTAAGATCATTCATTAGCTCATTAATTTTAGCCGTATCATTTCTACTTTTCGATAATTGGCTTGCCTTATTTATAATATCTACGTGAGAGGCCTTTGAATTTTTCAGATTTTCTATAAACGGATCTCCTTTCGCCAGTTTTTCAATTATTCTATCTTTGGCCAGCTGCAGGGTACTGAAATAACTACACTGTACACTATTGCAGTACTGCCCATTTGATAATAATAACACGGCTGACTGATAACTTTTATCTGATTTTTCCTTTAATATGCCCATATTAGTCAAGCTAAATAACGGTATCAATTTGAACACCACAAAGTAACAACAAAATTTTCTAATTCTTACACCCCAATTACTAATTTTTCTAAAAACAAAAAAACCCATCTCGTCATAATAGACGAGACGGGTTTTTTATACCTTTTTATTGCCAAATTGGGGGTGTAAATTCAAACATGGCAATTTGTCTCATGTTCTTATAATTTAAGCCTATACAGGCTAAACATATCTTGCATCAGCCTTCTCCTTGCCTTTGCCTGAGGCATTCCAAGCATTCTAATTCTGTATTTAAAGTGGCGGCCGTTGTGGTGCGTTATGTCGGTTACCACTACAAAGGTTTTGGTGCGCATTATCATGCCGCATACGCGCCATTTATACATCAGTATCTTAAAATTTTTCATTATTTATTTTTTAGTTCTTTTCCTAATTTTTCTAAACGGTATCTTAAAGAGGCCTCTTTATACGCCTTTCTATCTCTATCTGTATTATCGCTCATCCGCTTGCTTGGCGATCTATAGCTGCTCGCCTCTTTTATACTGCGCGCTGCACAAGCTTCGCAGCGCTCACCAAAATATGCCTCAAACCATCGCATCACTTTTGGCACATTTATACTTTCGTAGAGCTCCCCATAATGCCCCAACTTTGCGCGCCGAAAAACAAGATATATATCGGCCATAGTCATATTTCCATAGTTGGCCACAAGCTCCTCTGCTATTGTATCTATTGCCAACTCTGATAATGGACGCTTCAAATCCAATATATCGTTTAATTCTATTAGTTGAAGCTTCAACAATGCCTCAACTTTTTCTACACTATACTCTTTCGTCAGTGTAACAATTCGATCGCCACCATGATCTATGGCAGCCTCCACACTTTTAATGTTTCTACACTGTATTTTTAGTGCCTTAGGCGAGTATATCTCTAAGAACTTTTGATTTATAATCGGGGCTAATTGATTTCCCATTGCTGTTAGTTTTTAATCTCGTATAAATAACATTGAATTGTGAATCTATCACCGAAAGTGTGAAATGTGAATTTATCCATTCATCACGGAGCGCGTATGTTCTGCGTATAAATATTTCAAACGATGTGAGTATTGTGTTTTCATCAACTATAAGCTGACTCTCTAACAACTTATTTTTGATTTTGGCAAGCAATAATTTGCACCCCTGCGCATCCTTGCCGGTATAGTAATAGCTACAATGATATATCTCTTTATAAATATTAATGAATAACACTCGCCCCTTGGTATGTATGTTGGGCTTGGGCTTTAGCTTTTTGCTCTTAAGCATTTCCTTTGCCATTTCAATGCATAACCGTAGCTCCTCTGCATTGAATTTCGACAATTCATAGGCCACTTTTGTCTGTGAACCATCCTCCTTTTCACAGTTTACACTTGTCATGGCCTCGCCTCCAATGCTTTCTCTATTTCATTTTCTATCATACTATTAATCCGATCGCCATATATAATATTAAATGCATCCTCCAACTCATACCATTGACCATCTATTTTTATCGCTCGCTTTATCCGCTCATTCCATACCGGCCTATTGTGGTATTCCGTTCTAAAATTTCCAAAGTCGTGTACCATAATTGAATACCCAGAAAGATCAAAAATCTGCTCAATCTTGCTTAGTTTTAATGTTAATTTTATCTGTATCATTATTAAATATTTTAATAGTAAATTTTTCGTTTAACTTTATATCCCAACTTTTTGGCTCTTGTATCATATCCACATAATCCATCATATTTTCAATTTCACCTTCAATTTTTATATATTCATCCTCCGTGGCCTCGCCACTTAATATATACTCCTCAAGTTTACTAATTATTCTCTTGAAGTATTTTATACGTTTTGTATTATTCATAATTCAAATAATTTAAGTTGTTTGGCGTTGGGCTTGCTCGCAATTAACTTATTCAGAAACTCATTTTTTTCGCGAATAATCACCATAATGCGCTGCTCACTTATGAAGAACTCGTCGTGGCTCAATATTGCCATCACATCATCGAATCTCCTGCGCTCTATTTCTGTCCAATAATAATAGCGCTCAATGAGCTTATTTTTTTTAAGTTCAAATAATACGTTTTCTTTATTTACAATTCGTGACATATCAATAACTTATAATAGAGTTATAAATATTTACCACCCATGCCGTGGTGGTGCGTTCCGCGTTCTATAATTGGTCCTTTGAGTAGCTTCTCTGACCTTGATCCCATGTCCAGATCGCTCTGGAATTTGCTAACCCTCTTTTTTTTTCTCTTAGGTTCAAGCAATTTGCACTCAGTGCCACGGGATTAATTAATTTGCGCAATTCTAAATTCTGATTTTATATTGCTGAAAAATTTAGTTCTATGTACTTATACTCTCCCTGATCATCCTTCTCGGCAATGCGGTAGTATGTTTTGCTTGAGGGGCGGCGTATGCCCTGCTCAATTAGGCTCATGGCCTCTATAAATAGTGGGGATTTGATTTTGCTTTTGTACTTGAGTAGGCTAAGCACCTTGCCAGTATCTAATTTGCCCCGCGAAGTGGCAAAGGCATCCATTATTAGCTCCTTCAGAAAGTCGAGCTTAGAGTCAATGTTTTCAGTTAAGAAGGCATCTAACTTTTCTTTGGCCGCCGTAATGGTCATATCATCAAATTTTATAGCCTCATTTATCGACACTTCCACTCGAATACTTCGGTCAAAATTATACCAGGTAAAGTTGCCTTTACGGTCGGTTTTAACAGCTTTTTCTTTCATAAAGGTAGCGTAAACTTCCATTGATATGGTATTTATCTCCTCTTTGAATTTTACCAAAGCTTCATTTACTCTTTTAGCTCTCTTTACGAGTTGCCCCGATTTAGCTTCCATCATTCGCTCTGCGGCGGTGATTCTCTGGTAGGGTATTCCTACTCCCGACTCATCAATCCAAAACTGGTCATTTGATTTCTGTTTCATTTTACTTCTTTTTAGTTGATTTTATTGTTGATTTTATATATTATTCTTACTCCTGATGCTATTGCTTCAGTTTTTATTATTTGCGCATTCCGCTCTATCTTTTTCATTCTTATTAGCACTTCCATAGCCTGCGTTCTGTTACTTTGGTTTTCTTGCCTTACACTTTCCATCCTATTCCTTATTGCTTTTTCACTTTTAACTTTTCACTTTTCACTTTTCACTTTTAACTTTTAACTTTTCACTCTTCACTTTTCACTTTTCACTCTTCACTTTTCACTTTTAACTTTTAACTTTTCACTCTTCACTTTTCACTTTTCACTCTTCACTTTTCACTTTTCACTCTTCACTTTTCACTCTTCACTTTTCACTCTTCACTTTTCACTTTTCACTTTTCACTCTTCACTTTTCACTTTTCACTTTTCACTTTTCACTTTTCACTTTTCACTCTTCACTTTTCACTCTTCACTTTTCACTTTTCACTTTTCACTCTTCACTCTTCACTTTTCTCCCCAATACTTTTCCGCTCCTTCATCCCAAATAGTGTATATACCCCCGTTGGGACCTATGTATCTGCCCTTGCTTATGGCTCTGTAGCCTTCAACCCATATCTTTAATGTGGCGTCAAACATTACTTTTTTAGCTATCCTACCGGCGGGGTTTCTCCCTTCAGCATGGCTTACAAATATGATTAGCTTATTGCCGTGCGCCTCTTTTAGTTTTTTGTAAGTGGCCCAGTTAATGTCGCTATATTGAAGGCTATCTATTACCACCACTTTTGGCGCTTTTTTACGGCTCAGCCTTTCATTAATATCGTTAATGTCTTCTCGCTCAACCAATAATACTCGCCTTGCCACCTCTTCCATGCCTATGCGTATGAATGCATTTTGCATGGTATGTGCACTGGATTCTTCTAGGCTCACATAGGCCACCTTACCAAAGCTGGCAAGATATTTAATGAGCTGAAGAACAAAACTTGTCTTACCATTGCCGCTATTGCCCCATACAATCCACACGCCTGAGCGCTCGGGCTTATCAAAAGCCTGAAACCACTCCTGATCAAATTCGTAAAGTTTGTATTTCTTATTAATTAACTCACTCACTGATAGTGCCCTCCCCATATATTAGTTATTTGATGCATTATTATACTTGAACTCAAATTTTGTCTTTGATTTAATACTTCTCAGCTTCCTCTCAAGTACTGCCAACTCGGTAAGATTATGCTCGTATAGCATTTTGCCTGATATTTTTGGGCTCATCAAATAGTTATTCACAGCCTCCCAATTGTTGGGGCTGTATATTCCCATTTCATCCAATAGCTTTAGTATTTTCGACCTGGCTTGGCGAAGCGCTAATGGAGCATCATTTTGTTTGCTTGTATAACTGCTAAATCGTGCTATCAACTCATCGAGCTGAACCTCGTTCAGTTCCTTAGTGCTGGTTACTCCGTATGGTTCCAGTATGGCTCCTCTATAGGTGTCCACTCCCTGCTTAATCCATATGGCGCGAAGCCGCCTTATTTTTTCACTCTTACTATTGCTCATCTCTATTACTATTTTAACGTCAACTCCTTTATCTAACATTTTAAAAAACAATTTCTCGGCTATGGCACCGATAAATCCTCCTACCGCTTTGCCATTTTTTACCACCACCATTTTTCTTTGTGTGGGGTTATAGGTGTACTGAACTTCAACTGTTGTTTTCATATCTTTTCACTTTTAACTTACCTAATTCCTAATACCAATTTAATAAATTCCTCAGTCAATGGCTCACCGGTTCTGTCGGCCTCCCTGAGTGCTGGCACCAGCACATCGTGCAGCTCGCCATAGTTTTCACAATTCTCTTTTAAAAAGCGTTGCAATGGCTTTTCATAGTCGTTTAAAAATATTTTAAAGTTTCTATCTATTATAGGTAATTGGCGGATGCCGAATTTAATTCGGCGATATAATTGCGGTATCCCTTCTTTATTTCTTTTTCTAAGCTTGTCAATGTTTCTGGTCAACTGATCAGTTCCGCCCAAAACTATACCGCATACCCCATTAAGGTGGTCGTAAAGCTCTTTCATGGAGCAAAGCATACTCTGCTTCATGTATTCTGACTCATCGAAATATATGAGTGGCTTCATCCCCTTAAGCTTCATATTTTTAAGGTGGTTTACAATTACTCCTATGCGGCCTGATTTACTTTTTACCTGAGTCTTAATTTTCAAAACGGCCAACAGCTTATTAAGCATGTCGTTAATAAAATCTTGGCTTCCTACGGTTACCATGAAAAAATCCATTGGATAGTTTTGGCCAAATAGCCTAGCCGTATAGGTCTTCCCACAGCCCATTTCTCCTATTATAACATTGGTATAGCCATATTCTTTGGCATCCTCAAGGGTGGTAAGTATTCTCGTGCTTTGGTCGGTATGGCGTGGAGCCCAGTAATTTTTTTGAAGCTGAAAGTTACAGAAAGAGGCTATTTGCTCGTAGTATTTATTTTGTATCTCAACCTCTTTGCCTCTTACCTTTATGGTGGTGGCACCACTTCGCATTATGCTTATGTAGCTTGAGCTTATACCAGTTTTAGCCGCTACTTTATTGGCGCTCACCTGGTGAAGCTCCATGAATTGCTCTAGGGCTTCCATTACGGCTATTTTAGTTTCGTTTTTCATCTTTAAATGGGGTTTTGGGGGTTAAAAATATTTGTTTACATCTAATTTCTTTTTAAGGTATTCACGCTCTGGGTCTATCTTGCTCTTCTTTTTTGAAAATATGGTCACAGTTTCTAATTCGGAGTTCAACTGTCTGCCGGCTGCCGCAAGTCTATTGGCACTCTTACAATCTTTATGCTGGCCGTGGCTATCCACCAAAAGTAGTTTGGCTAATGTATCATTGAGCTGTGGGTTCCCGTTGAAAAGGGTATCTACCACCCGATAATCTGCACTTATACTTTCTGTAATTTGGTCGCGCACTTCTTTGTTATAATTTCTTATTAGCTGAAGCTGGTGGCTATCCTCTTCTGTGCGCTCACGCAAAGCCATGGGCTGTACATATCTTTCCTCAAGCAAAATTCTATGGCTTCCGTCGGTACTTACTGCCAATGCCTGGCTTTTATTATCTGGATCATATTTAATAACCCAGTCGGTGGTCGAAAGTTGGCGTAATCGAGGGTCGTAACTATCGTATTCGTATTTTTGGCCTTCAATTTTTACCACCAATCCCGACGCACTTAAGCGATTGGTATATCCTGTGCTTTCGCCAAGCATCATTAAATATTCCTCGTCGGTTATTAGCTTTTTATCTTCATTAGGCATCTCCTGGTATAGGCTCAAGTACTTCTCAATGGTGAGGGCTCTTTCCATCTCCATTATTTTCTCAAGTTGCATTCTGCAGCCTGCCTCATCGGGAAATGAATGCCGTATTTTATTAAGCATCTCTGTATTTGGTTGGTTTTTAGATCCTGAAGCAACTCCAAAGCCGCTCCAATTGTTCATCATCTGGCAATATTTCTTATTTAATCTTAGAAAATAGGGCTCTATTACTTTACTTTTTGCATTATGCACTCGCGCCGGAGTGTAGTATTCTGATATCGCCTCATAAGTGCTCTTCAATTTTTTACCACCATATTTATCGGTCTGCAGTTGCAATACTTTGTGGCGCTGGCCAAATAGCTCACGGGTGTGGTTTATGGCGTTGCGCATGGCCGCTTTTATTAGATCTGGCGTTTCGTGTGTGCCTATGGCGTAGCCTACTGGGTATTTACAGCAGGGATCTAAAATCACCACTATTGTTAATCTATTGTGGTAGGTAGTGGTCGAATAACCTGCTTTGTTTATATCGGTTTTTTGATAGAGCAATTCCGCGTCCCATCCGTCGGCGGTCCAGTAATATAATGGGTATGATGGGGCCGAGCGTTTTACGAGCATGGCTCTGTTGTTTTCAAATGAGGTCACTCCATGCCGTCCGGTATGGGTTTCCATTTCCCATTTGGTGCGGTAGTTGCCAACCGTTGAGGCGGTAACTAATGGCCATTCCACGCTTTCTGCTATGATATTATATACCGATCGTATTTGCTCATTATCGAGGTTCTGATGTTTACGTAGGAGTTGGCGCATTACCGCTTCCTGCTCTTTGCCTTTTATTTTGGTAGGGTTGGAGTTCATCCATTTGCCGCTGATAAGGGCTGCGTATCCCAATGCTTTATATTCATCAGCTTTGCGGTGCAAGCGGCGGTAGTTCTCTGGCAGGGTATGCCCTATTTCCACCTTTACGCATAAGCATTGATCGGCGGTATCTTGCCATATTCCAAGTGTGCTTCCACCTAATGCTTTGCGGAGTCTAGTACGCTCATTCACCAGGTGAATTACAGCGTTAAGCACCTCGGCGTTGGCCACGTACTCTTGCTGCTTCTCACTGGTCAAGTACCTGCCGTCAGGAAGTTGATAGCTGGCATAAAATTCCACGGCCTCCAGATCAGTTTTTATTTGATTTCTGAATTTTGTTGAATTAGCATCCTTCAAACTTGGAAAAGTTTGAAGGATAGCCTCTTTTCTATCGCTCTTTTTAATGCTCTCTATAGTTATCAGAGCCTTTGTTTCTCTACAACCCCTTCTTACAACCAGCAGGTGACCACGTCAGTTCGTCTAATAACCTTCCTTCAATACCCAATTATTAAAATACGGACTGGCTAAAGTACCTATTTTAGTT